GCGCAGAAAATATAAAATACCGTAATCACAGGACGGCTTTTCGGTCTAAAATGATATCATAGCCAAATGGCTAAAAAATAAAGTGTACCATTCATTTTTTATTTTCCTTCAACTTCCTTTTTGTGAGGGGCAGATACACCATAGTATCTGCTCTTTTCTTTTGGCTAAACAGTTGCAGGTTCCTCTCTTAAACAATGCAACTTTGGCGCAGCAGCAGACAAGGCGCACAAAAAATACTGCTGACCGGGCGGCAACGTCCGGTTTCTTTGAAAACTATGGAAAGGGGGGCATGGCTATGGCTATTGATTTACATATCGAGATTGATGACGCGGAACTGCAACGAGATATGAACGCGCTGAAAGCAGCTTGCACCCCGGAACAGTTCAATAGAGCAATGTATCGTGTATTCAACCGAACGGCAAGTACGGTCAAGAGGATCGTGAAGACGGACGTGCCGCATGAGTATGAGGTTAAAGCCGGTGAAGTCGGTGCAACGATCAGAAGCCCGAAAGTGACAAGTTCCGGCATGGGCGTGGGATGCGTTATCCCCGTTGTCGGTCCGAGAAGGTATATCGGCCCGGAATTTAAGGCGAAACATGGCGCGCACGGGTGGAAAGTACTTCGGCGAAAGAAACGATACAAAGTCACGGCGAAAATCATCAAAGGGGAAGAGAGCGAACTTCCTACTTCCCTTGACGATTTCAACGGCATGGCTCCCTTCCGAAATCTCGGTTCCAAGATCATGCCGAACGCATGGCACAGGTTGAGTAAAAAGCGCGGACCGATCATGTCAATGGTTGGTATCGCTATCCCACAGATGCCATTGAACCGAAGCAAGGATGAGATCCAGGGCGAGATCATGACTACCATGAAAACAAGAACAGCGCACGAATTGCAGAGAGTGTTGGCGGTCAAGTGATGGGTACAAAGAAATTAAGCGAATACGCGATGACCAAAAAGGAGCTTGCCAATGTCGCCGGATATACATACCGAAGGATCCATGACATTGATACGGAACTTCCAGAGAATGAAAAGCTGTTTGTGCCTATGGCGGACGGAAGCGGCAAGTATGATTTATCTCTGTTTGTCCAGCGGTGGGTGAAGTTCAATCTGCACCGGCAGGCGTCACATGTAGACGATCTGGAATCTGTCAAAGCAAAACATGAAATCATAAAGACGCAGAAGACCGAACTGGAAGTCGCCAGGATGCGTGGAGAGCTTGTTGACGTTCAGGATGTACGGAGACTGTGGGCGAATATTGCGAACACAGTAACGCAGAGCATGCTGCATTTTGCCGGCCGCACAGCGCCGATGCTCCGCATGATAGACAGCGTGGAAACAATCGCGGAAATACTCGATACAGAGGTCCGGAAAACATTGGAAGGTATATCGGAAACGCCGCTGCCGGATTACGCGGCAGGAAAAGAGGAAGAAGGAGAAAATGAGGAGGTGTAACTGATGGACGCGCTTGCCGAGCTTGCGAGATTTACTTACAGCATGTTCAAGCCGCCGGCGCGTTTGACGGTATCTCAATGGGCCGACAGACACAGGGTGCTTGCATCGGAATCGAGCGCGGAACCCGGAAGATGGAGGACGTCACGGGCGCCGTACCAAAAAGAGATCATGGATTGCTTCACGCAGCCGAACGTCTGGCAGATTGTAATGATGGCTTCATCGCAATGCGGAAAATCTGAAATAGAGCTGAACATGATGGGATATATCATTGACAGCGATCCCGGACCGATGCTTTATGTCCAGCCAACAGACAAGACTGCGGAAGACTATTCTAAGCGACGTATACAGCCAATGATCAATGCCTGTCCTTCTTTACGGAGAAAAGTATTCAAGCAAAAAGGCCGCGATTCCGCAAACACAATTACCATGAAGACGTTTCCGGGCGGCAGTCTGGCGATCGTAGGTGCGAATAGTCCTGCTGACTTAGCATCAAAGCCGGTGCGATATATCTTCCTGGATGAAACAGACAGATTCCCGGTAAGCGCCGGTACAGAGGGTGATCCGCAGGAGCTGGCTGAAAGACGTACGGAGACATTCCGCCATAACAGGAAAATCGTGAAGACCAGCACTCCGACGATTAAGGGCAGGAGCAGGATTGAGAGAGACTATATGAAAGGCACACAGGAAGAATGGCACACAGAATGTCCGCACTGCCATACATTTAGTTTTATCCGGTTCGATGACATTAAGTTCGAGAAGGAAGAGATAAAGAGTGCTGACGGAGATATCGATTACATAGTGACGGAAGCTAAATGGCAGTGTCCGGTTTGCAAACGCATGATGGACGAATATGAGACAAAGCGGCTGCCGGCAAAGTGGGTAAGCAAAAACCCGCGGGCATTGGAGAACGGCATCCGGTCGTTCAAGCTGAACGCGTTTATGTCGCCGTGGTCTGATTGGAAAGATATTTGCCGGTCGTTCCTGAAAGCGCAGAAGGATCCGGAACTATTGAAGGTATTCCACAACACCATGCTCGGTGAATCGTGGGAAGTCCGCAATAATTCCGGTCTGGACATGAAGCTGTATAACCGCCGCGAACACTATGATGCGGAAGTTCCGAATGGTGTACTCCTGCTGACTATGGGAATGGATACGCAGGATAACCGTCTGGAATATGAGGTTGTCGGCTGGGATCGTACGGGGCAGAGTTGGGGCATCAGCCGTGGCGTTATTCCCGGACGAGCTGACGCACCGGGTGTGTGGGAAGAAGTTGATATGCTGCTTGACCGCGAATGGAAGTTGAAGAACGGCATGAAGATGCGGATTCTGGCAACGTTCATCGATTCCGGCGGTCACCATACGACAACGATTTACAAAGAATGTGCGAAACGTACGTCCAGACGCATCTGGCCTATCAAGGGTGAGAAGGGCGAGGGCAAGGTTGAATGCCGGCCTATGAAGCGAAGCATGGGTGACGGTGCGAAATTTATGCTCGGAGTTGACGCCGGCAAAGAGGGCATCATGTTTGAAGCGGGTATCGAAGAGCCCGGCCCTCACTATATGCACTTCCCGATTGAGCAGAGAGCAGGTTATGATCGTGAATTTTTCCGCGGCTTGATTTCAGAGCGCATGGAGATACACAGAAAAGGCGGCAAGGCAACGGTCGTCTGGGAACAGTTCTATGAACGGAACGAACCGCTCGATTGCCGGAATTATGCCCGCGCCGCATATCGGTACTTTAATTGGCATTTCGATGAACTGGAACGAGTTATTAGCGGAGAAGGCAAACCCGTGGTTGTAAAGACAAGGACGGAAGTTACAAGGCGTAAGCAACGTCATATTGTCAGCCGCGGGATTCAAGTATAGGAGGATGAGTTATGGCAGCTACAACAGCATATACCTTGACGGAAGCGCGTACCATGTTGGAGCTTGTCAAGGAAGCTCATAAGGAACTGATTACCGGTCAGGCGAAAAGCTATCGCATAGGTACAAGGGAATACACAGCGTTGGATCTGGACGATCTCATGAAACAGATTGAGTATTTCAGTAATCTGGTTGAAGCACTATCCGGCGGCGTTAAGACAAAGCGCGTGGCCCGCGTGATTCCGAGAGATTTGTAAAGGGGTATAGCGTATGAGCGACAAAAAACCAAATTTCAGAGAACGGGCGCTATATCTGTTTAACCCGGAACGTGGGAATGAAGCATATAGGCGCCGGCTCCAGGAAGAAGAAAAAACGAAAGAGCGGTCTGCCGGAAGTGCGCCGCGAATGAGTTACGGAAGCCACGGTGCAAGCCGGACGCTAAACAGTCTGGTCGGTTGGATCGTGAATCCCGGAGACGCGGAAGACGACATTGATCTGTTTTCGTCAACACTGAGACAGCGGTCACGGGATCTGTTCGCCGGTGGCGGCCTTGCCCGAAGTGGACCGCAGACATTGACGACTTCCGTTGTAGGGTGGGGTATCCTTCCGAAGCCGAAGATCGACGGAGACTTCCTTGGCATGTCGGATGAAGCGAGAGAGCAGGCAGAGCAGAACATTCTCCGCGAGTTTAAGTTGTGGGCGGAAAACACCATGTGTGACGCGGAACGCCAGCAGAACTTTTACGGAATACAACAGCTTGCATTTCTGTCGATGCTCATGTCCGGTGATGTGTTCGCGCTATTCGGAATGAAAGAAAACCGGCGCACGCCATACCAGACGACGATCAGACTTTTGGAAGCAGACCGTATCTGTACACCAAACTCTTCCGGAGACAGTGAGAGTGCTGATACGGAAACAGGCGGCAGGATCATTGACGGCGTGGAGATCGATAAAGAGGGCGCTGTCATTCGGTATCATGTCGCAAGCAGAAGTCCGTTGGCCGGAAGCAATAACAGCGAACTGACTTGGGTGCCGATCGATGCTTTCGGGAAAGATACGGGATATCCGAACATCCTGCATATCATGACGTTTGAACGGCCGGAGCAGAGACGCGGCATACCTTTTGTGGCTTCTGAGATCGAAGCGCTCAAGCAGTTCACACGGTACATGAACGCGGAACTTGCGGCGAATGTCGTATCTGCCATGCTGACGGCGTTTATCACGTCTACGGAAGATGACGGAAAGTTCGGCATGGAAGACGCGGTGAACGATGAAGACAAGATTTCTGACGATGAGCTGTCGTTGGAGCTTGCGCCGGGCGCGGTCTACAATCTGCCGCCGGGCAAGGATATCAAGTCGATCAATCCGCTGCGGAGCAACACGCAGTTTGAGACGTTCGTGAACACTTGCATCATGACGATTGCTTCTTCAATGGGTATTCCGAAAGAAGTTCTGGTTAAGAAGTATGAGAGCAACTATACGGCGGCGAGAGCGGCCCTTCTGGACTTCTGGCGAACTGTCAGAGTTTTCCGCACCAGATTCAACAACAGTTTCAATCAGCCGGTGTATGAGCAGTGGTTGTCGGAAGCCGTTGCGACAGGCCGCGTTGAAGCGCCAGGATTCTTTGATGATCCGGCAGTGCGTCAGGCATGGTGCGGTTGTCTCTGGATGGGCGCAAGCATGGGCCATGTTGATCCGCTCAAAGAAGTTAATGCTGCGGCGGTCCGAATAGCGAACAATATCAGCACGCAGGAACAGGAAGCATCCGAGTACAACGGAAACGACTGGACGGCAAATGTTCGTCAGCGACGTAAAGAAATCGCGGTGCTGAAAGACCTGATGATGACTGATGCGGAACCGCAGACAGATGACGCGGAAGAAGAAAAGGACGGTGACGAAGAAGAATGAGAGACATATTTAATCTCGGATACAGCGTAAAAATGTCGGCAGATACCGATGATACCGCCGAAGTCATGCTTTACGGAGAGATCGTAGAAGACGGTCCGAAGTGGTGGAAATGGTCCGAGGAAGACAAGTCGGCGGCAGAGTTTAAAAAGGCCATCGATGAAGCGATCGGAAACGGTGCAAAGAAACTGTCGCTCCGTATCAACTCTCCCGGCGGCGTATGCACTCAGGCAGTTGCCATGCGGTCGATCCTTGCAAATGCCGGTTTTGAAGAAATCAATATCCGCATCGAGGGTATGTGCGCGAGTGCCGCAACGGACATTGCCACACTCCCCGGCGCTCATGTAGCGATTGCTGAAGGAAGCGAATACATGATCCATAATCCGTGGTGCATCGCTTTCGGGAATGCAAACGAAATGGAGCACACCATTGAACGTCTGCGGAATATTGAGAAAATGTCGCGCGGTTTTTACATGAAGCGCACCGGCCAGACGGAAGAACAGATCAAAGAGTGGATGGATGCGGAAACATGGTTTACCGCAGAAGAAGCT